TCTTTAAGCCATCTTTGATAGAAATTATGCTTGTCTGACTTGACGTGTGTGTCTTTTACATAATTCCAAAAAGGAGTATCCCATTTTGTGTCAGCATAATGACTGTTAACAAAGTCAACAGCATCATCATACCAATGTGCCATTTCTTTATTGTATGAATCAATATCTGTTTGAGTATAGGCATATTGGGGAATACGTTGTACTAATTTATAAACACCAGTAGTCATACTAGCAATGCCAGTACTTTCTAAAGGCTCAATAAATCCACCACTTAGGCCTAGTGATACAACATTTCCCTCCCAGAAGTTTTCACTGTAGTATGGTTGCCAGTCAATAACTTTTAAATCTTCAGGCTTAATTCTTCCGTTCCAGTGATCACAAAAATATTGTTTTGCTGTTTCGATGTCAGTAATATCTTTATTAAACACCATACCGCTACCAATTCTTGTTTGCGTTGGTATCTTCCAAATCCATCCATGATCAACCGCAGGACAACTTACATAAGGAGTGCATTCGGCGTCTTTATCTTCGTACGGAATATGTCCTGCAACAGCAGTGTTAGTAAACAGTCTACCGTTGCCCAATAATTCTACACGCTTTGGCTTTTTTAGTACTGATGCAAAACCTGTACAATCAATATAAAAATCTGAAGTATGTGTTGTGCCGTTTTTTAATCCTAAACTTACAACATCACCTTGGTCGTTTCTGTTAACGTCAACTACGTCACTTTTAATTAAAGTAAGATGTTGTCCACAGTGTTTTGCTAATTGTTTCACTAACTTACCAGCATCGATATGATATGCTAACGCAGAAAACGATGCCCATATATCAACTTTGTTATCCATTGCTACGTCAAATGTTGGTAATGATGATTTCTTAAAGTCTACACTTTGTTTTTGTGCCCATACATCATACTGTGTGCAGTTGTGTTCTTGATACGATCTATTTAAATAAAACGGATGGTATATAGATCCTTTAGGATTTTTCCACCCTGGGAAATCAATCCCAGACTTATAAGTGCCGTCAACAGCTTGAAACCAATCAGATAAATCAATGCCGCAATCTCTTAAAAATGCAGGGAACGTTAATACAGTAGCTTCGCCAACACCAATAGGATTTCCTGCTTCTTTATCAATAACTGTTAGACTAATGTCCCACATGTTGCGTGAAATATATGCGGCCGCTAGCCATGCCGCCGTACCGCCACCGACGATGGTAATATTTTTAATTTCCTTCATTATTTTCCTGTCCTAGATAGTCTATTAGATTAAAAACTGTTTCAAATTTTGTTTGATTAGTTTTACTTTGGAGCGTGTTACGTAATCCCATGTGCAAGGGCTTTGGCCATCTTCCAAAAGATACCCATGCATATCCATCATGTTCATAATTTAATTCTGGGATAAATTCTTCTTGAATTATTACAAGATACGTATGAAAGCTAAACTTTTCATCAGTGCTTATAAATGTTTCTAAAGGAATTGTTTTTGTTATATTAGGAATGCCACCAATTTCTTCTTGTATTTCTCTTTCAAGTGCAGGCCACGGCAATTCATCCTTGCCATTAGTTCCACCAACAAGTCCCCATACGTGCTTCTGTTTACTTTGGGTGCGATGTAAGAGTAAGAATCTTTTTGTTTTAAGGGAATAAAACAATGCACCACTACAAATTATTTCTTGAGTCATGCAAGTACTTATTTTAGAGTGACAGGCGCCAGGTCCCTTTTCGGTATTCGCCTTCGAACGATAATATCCATTCTGTGCCAGTCCATCTATACTGAACACCTGTGTTAAGATTTGTTAGATATTTTGTGGTTGTACCAACGTCTGCACTAGCATCAAACACTACATGCCATTGTGCGCCGTCCCATTCTATAACGTCATTTTCATTAGCAACGAAATCTGAATTGTCTGTATTTTTCCAGGCATCTGGACCATCATATGGGTCCTTAGAACTACCATCACTTGGATCCTGACCAAAGTCCATTAGTCCACCAACGTTACTACTAGTGTTAATTGACCCTAATAATAACAGTCTTAACCCTGCGGCTTTTGCAGTAGTTGGATTGTATTTGGCAGGATTAATAATAAAGTCTACTGATCCTGTATTATTTCTGCCACTGGGTGAATTTAACGATGAGTTGGTTGGTATAGTGTCGTCATCCCACGCAATAATAAGTTGTGTTTCGTCCAATGGGTTAATTGTTATAGCACCATTAACACTAATACTAGTATTTTCGCCGGTTAATAACTTACGTTGTAATTGTAGCTGTGATAATCCAGCTTTGTATTCGCCGGGTTGTACATCAATAATTTTACTCCACTGTACAGAGCCTGCAATACCCTTATCTATAATTTGTGCTATATTATTTAACACAACAATTTCGTAATCTTTAAATGTAGTCATACCTACTTGTACGTTATTACCCTGTCGTTCTGCTCTAGTAGTTTGTTTATTCATTGCCGGACGCTCTTGTTCAGTATCGCTGTATGCAAGTAATTCAGGAGTACTTAATCCTAAGTCGATTGTTCCGTTTGACTCGTCAAATATACTCATTATAACATTTGTAATAACGCCTAGCTTTTTAACTTTAGCAGGAAGGTTAATGTATATTGGTGTAGTAAATCCAAGTTGTGCAATATCAATTTCAGACTCTGTTCCAATTGGAATAGATCTATTACTAAAACTTAAACTAGACAATTCAACACTGGTTAAACTACTCCAGTCAACATAATTATCTGTTGTTTGTATTTCCAAACTAGGATTAAACAACATTAATATTTGTTCCATAATTTGTAATTTTTGATCAGTATTAGTTGACCAAACATCAACATTAATTTGTAGGTTATACGGACTAGGCATTATACGTTCTACAGTGTAATTTTTGCCTTGTGTGTTTAAGTATTCTGCTCCGTCAGTATCGTATGCACGTTCACGTATATTAACTTTACTAACAAACGAACTGTCACTTGTGCGTGTTCTGTCTTGTTCTAATCCAGTAATATACACGCCCATACGCGGAGCACTTGGTATTTTGTTCTCACTATTATCTCTAATGATATGCCCAACTTGTCGAGTAATGTCACCGTAGGTTACTGGAACACGAACTATTTTCCCGTCACCGTCTTTGTAAGAAAAGTTACTAAACAGTCTCACTAACTGTGTAACATAGCGCCTAATCTGACCATCATAAAAATGTTGCATTAGTTATCTGCCTTTGGTCTAAGTGCGGATCCAAGTCCTTGTCTTTCGACAACTGTTTCGCCGCCAATAGTTGAAGTTTTTGTATTATTAATAAATCCTGTACGCTGTGTATCTTTAGCAGTAGTGTTAGTCAATGTCATACGTACATTATCTTCCATCTTAACCCAACGTTGTCCGTCATATCTAAATAGTCTGTTCGGCATCATATCTACTCTTAAGAAGTAATCACCTTTAACTTGACTAAGTGGAAAGCTAAGACCACTGCCAAACGCTTCACCGTTTGGAGCAATGCCGTCACCAATTAAGTAACCTGTATAACCTTCTCTTTCAGGAGTTTGATTGACTCGATCTGCTAATTCGTTTTCTGTACTAGCATCAAGTGTAGTAATGTCGGTTGTAACTAATTCTGGAACACCTTCGTCATCAACCTGTAATGTGTACAAATGACTAGTATCAAATCCTGCCTTAGGAGCATCTGCTTCTGCTTGCTCAAGAATAGCATCATTAATTTGCATTTCTTTGTCGTATGTACTAAGCACATCACGTAACGTTTGTGTACTTCCCTCTTCAGCAGGTAAATCAAGTATCTCTTTGAACTCTTGACTGTCAACAATCTGCTTCATTTTAACTCTGTACAAGTGTGGATACCAAGTATGCGAAAATCCTTCGCTTGCTCTATTCACATCTTCTACTACGTAGTACCGTTTAAGTGCTACGCTAAAATCATTTGCCGCATATTCGTCTTTTAAGTGAGGCAACTCGATGACATCACCAGACATGATCTTACGCCCTAGTGTCTTAACACTATAATTAATTGGGATTGTCATGAATATAATATCATTTTGTAAGAATAATCCAAACTGACTCATGTCAAAGTCTACATCTGATACGCTATAAATTCCACGCATCGTGTAAATGTCTGGGTCGTATTTTCTATCCCTGTTTTCAAGGAACAACATATCTTGTATATTGGTTTCTTTTACAGCATCATAACGAGGCTGGTCAGCAGTTGCGTCTGCTTCACTAGGATTTTTAGGGCCAAGATACTTATGAACAAAAACATCTGTACCACCGATTGTAAACATCTCGGTAATACTTTTGTCTAAGAATGAGTAGTCTTTCCCTCTCTCGGGTTTATATAAGCTAAGTTTTGGCATTGTAATAGTATTTATCGTTGTGCATAAATACTATATCGGAGAACATGACATGTCTGAAAATTTAGATACAAAAAAACAAGAAGTTTACAAATACGTTGAAGCAATGCTTGGTGGCGGAATGGTTGATGTTGAACTAGACCCGATTCATTATGAAACTGCACTTAACACTGCACTAACAAGGTTTAGGCAACGTAGTGATAACTCAGTTGAAGAATCATATATTTTTATGCCTACAGTAATGGATCAAAACGCATATATACTTCCTAATGAAGTACAAGAAGTGCGTCAAATTTTCCGTAGAAGTATTGGATCACGCTCCGGTGGCGGCGATGGCGGAACATTATTTGAACCGTTCAACATGGCTTACACAAACACGTATCTACTTGCTAGTTCAAACATGGGCGGCCTAGCAACATACAATGCATTTGCTGGATATCAAGAATTAGTAGGACGTATGTTTGGTAGTTTCATCGAGTTTGCTTGGAATAGATCACAAAAGAAATTAACTATCTTACAAAGACCAAGAGCTGAAGAAGAATTACTTCTTTACTGCTACAATCACAGACCAGATTTTGAGCTGTTAGACGATTACATGGCAGTGCAATGGATTAAAGATTATACACTTGCTAAATGTAAGTATATGTTAGGCGAAGCAAGGTCTAAATTTGCTACTATTGCAGGACCACAAGGCGGTTCGAGTCTTAACGGTGATGCGCTTAAAGCAGAAGCACAGATGGAATTAGACAAATTAGAAACTGAAGTATCAATGCAAATATCCGGTGGTCAAGGCTACGGATTTATGATAGGCTAATTGATCCAACGTTAGCGCCAACATTTTGTTATTTTGTAAATACATTGTAACAAGGAGAAGCTCATGTGTTCACCGTACGTTCGTAAACAAGCTAACCGACTTAACTGGATAATCAAAGGCACACTAATTGACATTAGCTGGTCCGATGATGACGTTGAAAAAACTTACAACTCATACTTTAAACGTGCTTGGGGAAATAATGAAAGTTATATCCACGAAGAAGGGTTTGAAGAAGCATACGCAGAACGTCAAGAACAACTCCTAATAGAAGAAATAAAACATGTTGCTGTAAAAGGCGGACATTTCGATTAATTAACGGTTGACAACACCTAAATTTTATAGTATACTTAATAATACTTAGGAGTGTATTATATGATTATTGGTGTTTGTGGGTTAATTGGTTGCGGTAAAGGTACAGTAGCAGACGTTCTAGTTGACGAACACGGCTTTAAAAAGATTTCATTTGCAGATAAACTTAAAGACGCAGTTAGCGTAATGTTCGATTGGCCGCGAGAAATGTTAGAAGGCGATACTGCTGATAGTCGTTATTGGCGAGAACAAGAAGATACTTTTTGGACTCAAGAAACTGGCCGCAAAATTACTCCTAGATTAGTACTTCAAGAGTTTGGTACCGATTGTATGCGCAATGGCTTTTACGATGGAATATGGGTTAGCTTTGTAAAGAAGACAGTTATTGATAACCCAGATACAAACTTTGTTATTCCTGATGTTAGATTTGAGAATGAAGCACACGTAATTAAAGGACTAGACGGCAAAGTTTGGTGTGTAAAACGTGGCCCAGATCCTGTATGGTTTAGACAATATCAAGACTTGGGTATTGAACCAACAGACGCCCATCCTAGTGAATGGCGCTGGGCAAATATACCGTTTGATTTTAATATTTACAACGAAGGTACTATTGACGATCTTAAAAGTCAGGTACAAGGTCGCCTTGTTTCCACTTTACGCCTAGCTTCTGCATAACACGCTGGCAATTAGCACAAACAGTTTTTAAATTACTTGGCAGTGTATTGTTTAGATTCCCATCTATATGATACACATTAAATTGCTCAACATACGGACTATTAAAACTACACCGTTCACATGTATCTTTTTGTCGATACCCTGCTTGATGCCATTTAGGTATTCCCCACTTCTTCTCTCCATGGTGCAAGCATGTTTCACATTGCTTGCGATAGAATGTTCTATTGTCTTTTTTGTAGTTTATTGCCGCTGGGCGGTATCCGCATTCGCATAAAGGTCTCATATTGTATTTACCTACTCTTTATGCCCCCTTTTATTAGGTGTTATGACGTATGGTTTTAGACAAATCATATAAATACTTTTAACAGTTGTTATAACAGGAGAACTTAAATGGCATTAATATCACCAGGTGTACAAGTAAGCGTAATCGACGAAAGTTTTTACACACCAGCAGAACCAGGTACAACCCCAATGCTGTTCGTTGCCTCTCAGCAAGATAAGGCAAACGCGGCAGGAACAGGGACAGCACGAGGTACAACAAAAGCGAACGCAGGAGTTCCTTTTTTAATTACTTCACAGAGAGATTTAGCAGACACATTTGGAGACCCATACTTCCAAACAGATGCAAGCAATAACCCAGTAAATGGCGGTGAGCTTAACGAATACGGACTACAAGCGGCATACTCATATTTGGGTGTAAGCAACAGAGCGTTTGTTGTAAGGGCAGACATTGATTTAAGTCAACTTATGCCAAGTGCAAGTGCTCCGGCGGCAAACCCAGCAAACGGAACATATTGGTTTGACACAGCTCAAACAAAATACGGAATTTTTGAATGGAACAGCAATGCTGTTACTGTCACTGGTGGACAGTCATTCACAAACAAGACTCCAATTGTTATTACGTCAAAAACAAACTTAGTAGGCGATGTTAACACAGGTGCTCCTAAGGGCGCAGTAGGCGCAGTAGGCAATTATGCAGTAGTAACTACAACTACTACTAATAAAGTATACTACAAAAATAGTGCAGGCACATGGGTCAAAGTAGGTACAGCGGCATGGGTCAATAGTTGGCCAACAGTTAGTGCTACTGCAAGTAATCCAGTACTAACAACTGGACAAACTGTTGTTATTAACGGAACTACTGTTACTATTAGTGGCGTAAACGTTGCGGCAATGGAAACAGCAATTGATGCCGCAGGCATTACAGGCGTAACATCAGCAGTTGTTGACGGGAAATTGTATGTTTACAGTGATGGTTCATCAACTACAGATGGTTCAACTGATGACGATGGTGCGATTGCTATTACAGCAGGCGCTTCAGGCACACTATTAGCTGACTTAGG